TTAATCTCGCCCGTTAGCTTGTTTCTTATCTTGAACTCTGTGCTTTTGTCTATGTACATGTTAGCTCCTTGGCTGGTCGCTTGTAACTTGGTTTAACATTTCTTTACTATCGAATAAATCAATCTGTAAATCTATTTCAGTTGCGCTTTTAATAATGACTTTCTTGTCTGAGTAACCTCGCATCCTTGCGCATTCGATACCGTAAGGCTTTCCTTTTACGTAGTAAGCCTTACGGATTTTTTTATCGCATCTTGCGCAGCGCATTAAAATAACTGGTATTGCGTTTTTTCTGCCATTTCAATATTGCGTACAGCTAAATCAAAATAGCTTGGCTTTAGTTCTGCGCCGATTGCTTTACGCCCCATCTTTAAAGCCATGTAAACCTCGCTACCAATACCCATGAAAGGAGTCCACACTGTATCGCCTTCGATGCTCCATAACTGTAAGCAGCGCTCAATAACATCTAGCTGCAATGGGCATATGTGGCGCTCGTCATCACTGTCACGGCCTTCGCGGAAGTTTAGAGTATCGGTTTGGTTAATATCATCCCAAATCGGACTAGCGTATTTCTGCCACACATCAACGCTGGTATTTGATTCGCTGGGCATCCAAAAATGCGAACCGTCATCGCGTTCTGTTTTGATAAATCCTGCTGGCGGTGTATCGCCTACATAATACTTAAACTCGCCTGCTACTGGCTTGGCATTAACCCCAGGCTTACGCATGGTAACAATGTAATCAGGAATGCCCATGCGAGACATTGCAGAATCTTTCTTAATCGTCTTGTGCAGCAAGCCAAGTGCCTTTGTTCGTGTCATTGCAACTACTGGGCACTTCCAAATACAAACCTCTGAGTGATAAATGAAACCAGCTTTTTGATACTCGCGAATAATATCGCCGCGAAAATCTTTAACCCCAATAAAGCCATCGTTTTGCTTGCTGCTTGGCAAATTCATGCAATGGATCGCAATGTTTCGCCCCGACTTCATAATGCGGAATTGTTCGGCAATTAAATAGCGGTATTGCTCCCAAAATTCAGCATCAGATTTAACGTTACCCATGTCACGATCTGAGTTTGAATATGTATACAGAGAACTAAAAGGAGGACTGAACACCGAGAAGTCTACTGATTCGCTTGGCAGTGCTTTAGCCACTTCTACAGTATCAGCATTATAGATTGCGTAGTTATTTGTAATCTTTTGATTTAGTACGTTCATGATCTATCCTAAGAATGATGGAATTGTTAATTTAACAGTCGGCTTATATTCTGCTTTTTCTACTGTGCTTTTTTTGATATTAGCGCGCACTAAGTCGCCCATAATAGCTTGCATTTCTTGGCGCATTTGTTCGTCTTGTTCACGCTTGCGCTTAATATTTGACAATACCGCGCCTTCGCGATCTGAAATAATAACGTGAACAAATACCTCTCTAGTTTGACCAAATCGATAGCAACGGCGAACAGCTTGATAGAATGCCTCCCATGAGTCGGATAGACCTAGAAATAGCATTTTATTGCAGTGTTGCCAGTTGAGTCCGAACCCTGCGATCTTGGGCTTGGTGGATATTTTTAGCATCTCACCATCACTAAACCCAATTAATACTTTTTCTTTTTCATCCGGCGTCATTGACCCTGTTACTTCATAGCATCCGTCAACCAAATCAGTGATTAACTCGGATTCATCGTTAAGGTTGCACCACGCGATACCGCAATCCCATTCCCGCATGATTTCAGCAGCTTTATCAGCGCGCAAATTAACAGAGTCGCGGCGCGCTTTGTTTCGCTCTTGCAGTCCTTGGGCGATATCGATAAATAGACCATCAGTCGCACTAGTCTCGATAACGTGCTCGATTATGTGGAGCTTTGGCAATGTATATCCTGCATCCTCATAGCCTAGGTCTGCTGGAGTTCTGATAACGATTGCCCATGTAGCCAGCCACTCCCAGAACTTTTTGCGCGCATGGCCTTTTAAACGCCATTTGCTTGTGTCGCTGCCATCGTGGATGAAGAACGTAGCTAGCATTTCAGTTTGGGACATAATTCCCAAGAATTCAGACTGCGTGCCTAGCTCCATAAAATCGTTTGGGCTTGGTGTTGCGGTACAACTTAAACGGTATGGAATCGACATAGCAAAGTCGGTAATTGCTTTTCGTAGCTTGCCATTCATGCCTTTTAAAATACTCGACTCATCCAACACGATCCCGCTGTAATTTGCCGGATCAAAGTTTTTAAGCATTTCGTAGTTTGTTACGTGGATTTTTTCATCACATTCAGTTGGCACACGCATGTACTTTGCATCAATGCCGAACTTTTTACCCTCTCGCACTGTTTGCTGTGCAACACATAAAGGAGCCAATACCAAAACAGGCTTATTGGTGTATTCCATAACACGATGTGCCCAAGATAGCTGCATCAACGTTTTACCGAGTCCAGTATCGGCAAATAAAGCGCTGCGCCCACGTCTACATGCGTACTCAACGCAATCGCGCTGGAATGGCTTTATATCAGCAGGTAGCCACATTGACTCCCCGTCAAATCCAGCATCAACTTGCACGAACTCCTTTTTTAATAAAAATTCTTCGTATTTCATTTGTGCTCCAAAATCCACTTCATAGCCAGTAGAGTTTCGCGTTTAATTTCAGCCCTGCCCGTTACTCGCTCGGTCAGTGCCCGTGTTGATATACCTAGTTCTATTGCCAGTGACTTATCTAAAATGCCTAACTCTTTGCGCAATCCGATAAACTCTAGCCACCTGTTTTCCTTATCGCTAAATGTGCTTAGCTGTTGCATTGTTTCACCCTGTTGGCCTTTTTACATTCTTATTTGCAAATCTTTACGTTCACTTAATTAACCCGTCTCGAATCAAAACGGCGCGCTTTAAATCGCTTACTACGTCACCCCCACGGATGCACCACATACCGTCAAATGTTGGCTCTATATCGTGGTATAGGCTTGGCTTTTTCTTGTAGTCTTTTATTTGTTGATCGTGCATGATTTACCCCTTAATCAAATTTCTTGCCATATGATTTTTTGTCTGCAACATCTTCTTTGTAGTAAAAATCAGCCGATAAGTTTTTGAATCTGCAAAACTGCAACTCAGTGGCTAAAATATCTTTTCCAATCTCGCCGTTTCTGAACTTGGTAGTAATCAGTTCGGCCATTCCTTTGTTGACCGTTTTGTCGTTGTAAACTTCTTCGCGGTAAATGAACGTAATAATGTCCGCGTCTTGTTCAATCTGCCCAGACTCGCGCAAGTCAGAGTTATTGGGGCGCTTGTCTCCACGTTCTTCGCACTTCCTAGAAAGCTGGCTTAATGCGATTACAGGAGCCTTAACAGTCTTGGCCATGACTTTTAGCTGGCGCGATATTTGGCTCACCTCGTCAAATCGGCTGTTACTCTTTACGGTCATCAGTTGAAGGTAATCAATAACGATCAATCCTAGATTGCCGTTTCTGGCGTATTTTCTCGCAATCGCTAAAGCTCGGTTTACGTCAATTGCGGGGATGTCGATAATGTGAATCTTTTGGTTCATTAGCGTTTTAACGCCATTGGCAATATTGCCTATCTCCATTTTTGTATCAGCATCGCGCAACTTTTGGTAGGAGGTCGCAGCAGCAGCCGACAACATCCGCATGACCAATTGCTCTTTGCTCATCTCAAGGCTAAAGACTAGAACGTCTTTCCCATGCAAAGCCACATTATTTACAATATTTAACGCTAGAGCCGTTTTTCCCATCGCTGGGCGCGCAGCTAAAATCCACAAATCAGTTTCTTCAATTCCCATAAAGCGATCGTCTAGCGCTTTAAAGCCTGTTTTTAGCCCTGCCTTTCCTAGCCCTTGCTGTTTATCCTCCATTTGCTTAATCAAGCCCTTAAGCATCTCCTGAATGCCTAGATAGCCTAGATCGTCTTTGCGCTCCAATGCTGCTAGTTCAGAGTGTAAAGCGTTGAGCTTTTCGTCAACATCGCCATCACTTTCACCAAGCTCATAGATACGTTGTCCGGCCTCGGATATTTTGCGCTCCATGGCTCTATCAGCAATCACCCGCGCATAGCTCAAAATGTTTGCCGCGCCTGGGGTGTTGTTTGCTATCTCGACCAAGTAGCCAATGCCGCCAATTTGCTCGAGCGTGCCATCCTCATACATTTTTTCTGCCAGCGTAACAACGTCAATTACTTTGCTGCTGTTTGCCATTGCCACCATTGCGCCAAAAATAGCTTGATGGTCGATATTGTAAAAATCCTCATGCGCGATAACTTCGGTAACGTCATCTAGTTTTTTGTTATCCAGTAACAAGCCGCCAATTACTGATTGCTCTGCCTCGATTGAAAATCTCATTACTATTCGCCTTTTTTGTTATTCATTGCGGTCATTGCCTGTTGTCCGCGTGTTGTTAATTTGTACTCGCCATTTTCAATCCACCAAAGCGCGTAATAGTTTTTGCGGACAAAGTTTCTAAAGTGTGCCCGCCAATCTTTTTGTTTCTTGTCCTTTGCCATGAATTCAGCTTTGAACTCTACCCAAGTTATTCGCAGGTAGTCGCTAGGTATTCCCGCCTCGGATGCGTATTCAAAAATAGGGTCGTTTTCTTCAATGGCTGATTCGTTTAAATCTTTCAAAGAATTAATCCAAGATGAAAACGTAACCAGTGGCTTGCCGCTGGTATTCTTTTTAATTGGTTCTTGGTTAATGGTTATTGGTTTATGGTTATTGGTTAGTTCAACGTTTGCTGAACACTCGTTCAACACCTGTTCAACGTCTGTTGATTTTTGCCTAGCTTCTGCTGATTTTTTGCCCGCATTTGATCGTTTTTCCTGTTTTTGATGATAGTCAGCAATATCTGAATCAATGCGGCCATGATGCCAATAGTCGCCATCTTTGGTAAAATAGCGGTTTAAAACATATTCAACTTCTTGCAAGTTATCGCGCAAACCGATCAAGCGAGCAACATCCGATGAACACCCGTTGAACGCATGTTCAGCTAAATAGTATTCGTCAATTAATCGTCTATAGGCCAAGTCCTCAATGAGAGACAAGCCTTTTGTGTGTGATGAGTAGTCGCCAATATTGAACTGATAATAGTGCATGGCTAAATACTCAAATACAGGTATTGTAAGAAGCTGCGAACGGCTAGTTTTTTGTTTTTAGCGTACTTAATATTGTTTGCTGCTCGATCCGCTTTCTCTTGCAGCTCTTGGCAACGTTTTATTTGTTCTTCGGTCTTGTATGGGTATTTCATAAATTCAGCCCAAAAAAAAGCGTTATACGGAGCTTGGTTCGAATTGGTTAAAAGTCTGTAAGGCAACAAACAATTAACACCCAAGCTGCGTATAACGCATTAGTACCTTTAATTTCAAAGCTGGATTCGACGCCAGTCTACGGATAGCCTCAAAGGCAACTTACCGCGCTTTTATTATAGCACCACGCAAAGCAAGTGCAACTAATACTTTAAAAGTATCACAACATGCCACCATATTAAGCCTATGCGGATTTGTCTGCCGCCCCAAGACACTCCAAAAAGGTAGTTGGCAGATCCACAAACCTTGCTCGATCTAATTATTCCGATATTCATAACTTCACCTATTGATATTGATTTTCCAAACTAATGATCTTGTCGATTAGCTCAGACTCATTTGATACGTTGCCAGAAAATACTTCGCCGTGTAGCGCGGTAGCTTCCAGCATAAACCCAGTTTTCAGCGTAGTGATCCAATAGTTGAGCGTTGTTCCATCGTGCGAAAATGGCTCACAGGTATCATCGCCAATCTTGAATGTGAGTCCGGTTTCATCGCTTAATCGTTTGCATATGTCTTTCATTTTGCACCTCGTTTGTGCGTTTTGATAATTATTTCAGGAGTTATATAGTGTGCGCTGCTTAATTACACTGTTATACGCGCTCCATGTCGTCTTCACTAAACCCGTGCAATGAAGCATCACCATTACTTTTATAAGTCATTGAATACAATGGAGTGCCGTCACAATCGCGTGTTTGTTTTGCTACGAAAAGCCTTACACCGTTTTCAAGCTCTACCAAATCACCAACGGCGAATGCGTGCTGCGTAGCATTGTTTACTTCGCGGTAAGTTCGGCCTTGCGAATCGTTTGGGTCTTTTAAATCAGCTATGTTAATCATGTTAATCACTCTGAAAGTTTCGTATAACAATCAGTTGTAAGCGATGCGGATAGAATTCCGCACTGCTCATTTATAAAAAGGCACGCTTAAACATGGGCGTTATGTTTACCTTGGCCTAGTCAGCGTCAACGTCTGGGCAATCGCCGTTTGTTCTCTTTCCGGTGTGTTTTTTCAAGATTGCAACACACCCAAGAATCACAATCTTAAAAAGCTCCGGCTTGTCTCTGTGCCAGTTTGTTAAGGTTTGCGCGCTCTGTACGGTTAGCTGCTGAACTTGTAGCAGGTTTTTTAGGCCTGCTTCTTTTGCTTGTTGGCTTGGGGTCATTGCGTAAGCTCCAAATAAACAGTTATGCAAATTCTAGCGCCGCAACACTGTGAAAGGCTTTTAACGGCTTTTTCTTTATCGCTAATAGCGATTCCGTCCGCCTTTAAGGAGGCTTTTACAGCCTCCCAAATCTTTTCTTTTCTCACACTGCCTCCGCTATCATTTTGTCTAGCTTGGCAACGTGTGCGCGAAGCTCTTCAATTCTTTCTGCTTTTTGCAAATCTTCCGAGTAGGCAAGCTCTTTATTTAAAAAGCGCAAGGTTTCTTTTTTTGCATCTTCAACACGGCTAATTTGTTTTTTAGTAATTTGCATTTTTAATTCCTCGTTTGTGTTTGTATGTTGTTATTATATCAAACTATTTGAATGAATCAAGCATTATTTAAAACTATTTTAATTTATTTCACTCTGTAGCAAAAACATAACAATACGCTGCAACACGGACGCGGTTTAAATCGGCGAAATAATCACTGATTAAATGCGCGCCGTTGAGCTAGTCGTTACATTCACTGGCTAATCGCAGGTAAGCGATCTAATTACTGATTTCAGTTTTTTTACTTCGTCTTCGAGCGCTAACTTTTCCGCTCTAGTTTCAAGGTACATTTCCTGCAATAATTTTGATATTTCTGTAATTTTTTCTATCAGCATATCCATAACTGGCGAGCACTTTTCTTTTCCGTGTTTTTTTGTAAGCTCAAGTAGTTCATCTTTCTTTGTGTTAACTAAATCTTCTTTATCTGTCATTTTGTGCTTCCTATTGGTTTGCTATGTAAATGTAACCAATCAATATTACGGACGGAATTAGAGTCGTCCAATTTTCTACCATCGTCAGCCGCCGCAAATCTCGGCGTTATGCTTTGCGAAAATGTCGCTGCATTTGGCTGTAAGTGTTTTGGTTCATTAGTATTTCAGTGCGAACTGAAACAATATCTACATATTCATCTGGATTTTTTTCACAAACCTTTGCAAACTCATCCAAAAAGGCAGCGTCAACTGATGACCAGTGTGCAACTGCCAGGCCGTTTACTCTAACCTGGTATACAGTTCCACTTTGTTGATGAATCCTATCCGTCATAAATCACCTCTCAATCAATAATTGTGCATAACCATACGCTGAAAAAGGACGCGGTTAGCGTCCGCCTTGTTGCTAATATCTACTGCGCGCCTCTTAGCTAGGCGTTATGCGCCTTGAGGCACGCCACCAGTTGCCGCGCCGATTGCCTCGCGTCCATCAGCGGGTGGTGCGCCGGCAGTTCGTCTGGCAGGCGCTCGGTCACAGCCAGCGCGTCGGCGCCCAGGGCAAGCAGCACACTCGCCAGGTCGTGCAGTGGGTACGGGCCTTGCCACTCGCGTTCCTTGTGGTTCAGCTTCACGCACGCGCTCAGGAAGTTGGCTTCCACCGGCCACGCGCAATCCGCCACCAGCGCCGCGCCCTGGTCGGCCCAGTGGCGCCACTCGTGCCAGAACGTGTTTCGCAGGTGCTGCGGTGTCGGGCTGGTCACGTCCAGCGCCGGCACGTTCTCGTCCACCCACAGGCGGCTTTCGGCAGTGC